CCGAAGCATTGAACGAAGGATGGAAAGCCGACTGGAATGATGGTGATCAATGTAAATACTATCCATACTTCTATATGTCCTCCGGGGCTTTCGTTTTCAATGACGCGTGTTACGATTACTCGTATGCGTCTGCGGGGTACGGCTCGCGCCTTTGCTTTAAAACGCGGGAACTGGCAAGGTATGCAGGCGAACAGTTCTTTGAAGTGTGGACAACAATTATTCAGAAATAGAAATTAAAGGTTGTTTGTCTTTGTGGGTTGTCCTCCAGGGCTTTCGTTTTCAATGACACGAATTACGATAACTCGAATGCGAATGCAGGGAACAGCTCGCACCTATGCTAAAGATTTTTACAGAGACAAAGACCTTGGCACTTGCCAAAAAAATACTAATTCAAAAGGTGCTGGTATCCGTCATTTAATGGTGAACGCTCCGATACGAAAAGCAAAGCATGAAAAGATATAATGATTTATTTGATACAGTTTGCAGCCTTGAAAACCTCTGTTTAGCTTTTGAAAAAGCTAAACAGGGAAAGGCTAAAAAATACGGAGTGATGCTCTTTGAAAAAGACCTGGAATGTAATATCAAACAATTGCATTCAGAACTGGTGAATGGAACATATAAAACTTCAGAATACAGCATTTTTACAATTACCGATCCAAAGGTCAGAACAGTTTACCGGCTTCCATTTAGGGACAGAATTGTTCACCATGCTATTATGAATATTCTTGAACCAATATGGATATCGGTTTTCATTCAAAACTCATACGCATGTATAAAAAGCCGTGGCATTCATGGTGTTTTAAAACATATTAAACGGGATTTAAAAGACGTTGAAAATACAACTTATTGCTTAAAATTGGATATTAAGAAGTTTTATCCGAGTGTTGATCACGAGATACTAAAAAGTATCATCCGGAAGAAAATAAAGGATACAAAGCTTTTAAATCTATTAGATGGTATAATTGATAGTGCACCTGGAGTTCCCATTGGTAACTATTTGTCACAGTTCTTTGCCAACTTATATTTATCATATTTTGACCACTGGATTAAAGAAAAAATGAAAGTGAATTACTATTACCGGTATGCTGATGATATTGTTATCCTGGCACCTGATAAGCCTTATTTACAAAATTTGCTAAAAGAAATAAGCGATTATATGACTGTCAAATTAAACCTTCAGGTAAAAGGTAATTACCAGGTATTTCCAACCAGTATCAGAGGGATAGACTTTGTTGGTTACATTTTCTACCATACTCACATTCTAATGCGTAAATCAATTAAAAAACGCTTTTGCAGGAAGGTTGCCAAATTGAACAAAAAAGACCTTGACCCGAAAGCATATAAAATGCGGGTTAGTCCCTGGCTCGGTTGGGCGAAACACTGTAACTCAAAACACTTACAAAAAAAGATACTCAAAAAATGAAAAAATTTTCTGAATTAGGAATTAAAATAGATGAAGATAAAACAATATTTAATGTACCACTTATATCAATCACAGATATAGTTAATTGTGAAATAGAAATACTTGATTTTACATCCGGTATAAAAACAGAATATGGAGAAGGTAGATATATCATTAAAATACGATATAAAAATGAAGAGTCTAAATTTTTTACCAATTCAACAAATATTAAAGAAATGTTAGACAAAGTTCAAAAACAAGATTTCCCATTTTTGACAACAATCGTGACACAGAAATACAGTGGATCTAAGAAGTCATTTTACTTTACTTAATTATTAATACTCCAAAAAACATGGAATTAAATTCAGAATTAGATAGGCTTAGAAAGTATACTTCAATTGAGACTGAACTAAAAAGAGCTGAAATTATACATCCTGATTATCCTATTGATATGTTCAGACAAGTAGCAATATTAAATGAAGAGTCAGGAGAAGTAACAAAGGCGGTTTTAGATTATCACTATGAAGGTGGAAGTATAGAACACATTCAAGAAGAATTGATTCAAACGGCTGCTATGTGTATGAGAATGCTAATGAATTTACCTTGATGAAGTATGGCAAACGAAAATAAGCCAAAAAGGAAAGGAACCTGGGGGCAGCGTTCCCCCAGAACCGGATCGGAACTAAATATAATTTGTACTGAGTTTTTTGATAAATTGATTGTTCCTGAACACTGGAAGTTTATGAAGTGGGCGAACGTGATTGACAAACTTATGATATCACAGGCCAACCCAAATGGAACTTTGTTAAGTGTTGGAAAGATATACCGTGATGTGCGGACTAGTGGAATTGATTTAATGCATTACAGGGTTTGTTTCCTGACCTTCTCAGAACGGGGTGGTATTTGTGAAAAGGCAATCATCGACTTTGGAAAGTTCAAGTATCATACGGTTGTTACCAATAAAACGATTGATCAATTGAATGTGTGGATTGCCGATCATTATAATAAAGAATTCCCTACTCCGTCAGCTGACGGAGTACAAGAAATGAAAGCAGATGACAAAGATGACGGCTTGCAGCATTTTAGAGATAGATACGGAGCTTGAATGGTTGTTATCCTTTAATGATTTATTCCTTAGAGAAATTGAAGATTTGAAAATGCGAAAAATCAAACTATATCATGAGCAATCAACAGTTACTACTTGATTTTGTAGAAATAAAAACCTCACATGTGGTCAGGTATTGTGATTCCAGGGCACGCGACTCAGAAGGTCACTTTGCTGCTGAATCCGGGGGCGATGGCAATACTGAAGAAAGGCTTCGTGAACAATTACACATTTTAAGAATAAACAGCAGCATATGGCTTGCAGACAGGGATAAACAAATAGTAAAACTTAAACAGGAACTTAAAAAATATACAGAATGAGTAACTTAGTATTAGCAATAGATTTTGATGGAACAATAGTAGATGATAAATATCCGCAGATTGGGGAACTAAAGGATGGAGTAAAAGAGGCAATAAATCAACTGTATGATGATGGTTATACAATTATAATATGGAGTTGCAGAAATCGAATTCATAAAGCCAGGGCAATTGAGTTCATGGTTAAAAACAAGATAAAATTTCATAGATTTAATGAAAGTTGTCCTGTTAACTTATCGGATCACAAAGGAATTGATACCAGAAAAGTATATGCCGACTTGTATATTGATGATAAAATGCTTTTTAAACTGCCTTCCTGGGATGAGATTTATTGGATAGTGAGGGATTTAGTTCCTACGTATGCGGACAAAGTAGGTAGGGAAGGTTTTTTATAAAAGTTAGTGGTTAAAAGGTAATTCATAGTAAATAGCAAATACGGAATGAAGAGTAAACATATTAATCACGAGAGTAGGCAGAAATCAGCTGAGAAAGTTCAGGCACTTCTTTTGCTTCATTATGAACCCGGCAGACAGGACCGGTGCAAATTGGCCGTTTACCGGAATTACATAAAAAAAGAAACGGGGATTAGTGAAAGGACATTCTTCCGGTACCTGAAAAAAATAGACCCTGATCCGGAAGAAGATGACCGACAATTGAAATTATTTTAGTGCAAATGTAAACCGCCTGGCTGTGAAGTCAGGCGGTTTATTTTTTTTGTATCCAATTGTTTTATGTTTTCATTTTGTTTCAATTCTAAATGTTTGTTGTATCTTTGAAGCGCAGATTTCTTAATATAATACATAGTGTAAGAGCAAAATTAAAGAGCTTGAGCCTATGTGAGCCATGGCCTGGTATTTTTCTTCATTTCCCTATGTGGTTATGTTAGGAAATCTGCAGCATGTAGGCTCTTTTTTTTAAACTCTTATTTTCACAAAATGCAAACACACATTAATTACTTAATTGAGAAAGGATTGAAGTATGGCAGTTCTATTTAATAAAGATGGTTTTACCATTAAAATACATACGATTGGGAATCCTATTGAAGACTGGGTTAATACGCGTGATGAATTACTTGATTTGTTTCAATGCCGGGATATGAATATGGCCAATGAGAATAAGTATTTCAGAGTATTGCAGCTGATACGTAGCATGACACCGGACTTAGATACGTTGAATAAAATGACATCGGTGCTTCTTCTTTTGTATAGTTCAGTGGATGGTGTTATTATTGCAAATAATTATTTACTTTAATTATAAAACTATGTTAGTCTTTATATCATTGATATTTTTCTTTGTTGTTTTATTGATAATAAGTAAAAAAAAAATAAAGAAAAATACTATTGAAATAAAGAAAAATATTATTGAAATAAAGAAAAATGAAAATTCAGAATACAAGAATAAATTAAATATAAAAGCTATAAAGCAAGATGAAAACGAACTGCTATTTCCTATTTTTTGTGGATTAAATAATATTAAAGATTTACATGAAGCAACACATTTAACTACAATAGAAAAGGCTTTGAAAGAAGTACGTGAATCGATTGTCATATTAAAATCAATAAGTGATTTGCCTAATTATAAAGATTTGATTAAAAAAACAAAAGCACAATACAGGGAACAAAATAAACCAGAAACTATTAAAAACTATCAAAGTTCATTTATAAATAGTCCCAGTGATTTTGATGTTGAAAACTATACTAGACAAAAGTATATTGAACTAGTTAATAACTTTATATCATATTGGGATATTCAAATATCAAACCTAAAAATGAAAAGTGCTATAATTAAAAGAAGAATTTACTTAGTAGAACAATCAGATTTAATGATTTTTATTTTAAAAGGTTATTGTTTTGATGATTTAGTAATAAAGATGGAAGAATATAAAAAAAAGCAACTAATAAATGTACATTAAAAAAAAGCCTTACACTCAAGTGTAAGGCTTTTTTTTGCTGTTAAGTCGGCTATTATCAATTAATAAATCCGGTAGTAACAACTGGTGCAACGTAAGTGGTTGGTAGAACTTTTACTGCTGATGTATCTGTCACCTGTACGTTGTATGTTTCCAGGCTATCTATTAATTCAGCATGATCGTGATCGGTAGATGAAGTTGTCGATACCAGGTTACGAAAGAAGTCACCTTTCAGTCCATATAGGTTTGCGTTGATTGCATCCAATAGGTCCAGGAATTCAAAGGCCTTTGTTTCGTATCGTGATTTGTGATTACTCGGTTCTCTGTTGGAAGTCACTACATGCAATGTTACAGCCACATCGGCGGCTCGTAAGCCCTTTGAACGTATTTCCCACTGGATAGGTTGGAACTGTAAGAATAAGGCAGGTGTTGGGAATGGTGCTTCTTCTTCTATATACTGAAGATTATTGTTCCATATGTCCATATATTTAATGACTGACTTTTTATCATCGAGAGTCAAAGCTGTAATGTATTTTCCCTGGTCATCCAGTTGGATCAGTCTCAATTGGTCGATAATTGATAGATAAAGTTTCTTTCTCATTTTAAACCTTGTTTAAGCATCGTTTCAATACTCTTTAAATTATGTTCGATAATGCGTTTTACAGCTTTATCTACTTCAGGAGCGTGGCCTATAAATTGGCGTTTTGGAATATGTATTTTTTTACCTACTTTCATCAATGCCATGTTTTTGTAAAATTCGGCTTCCTCACTTACCTTCAGTGAGCCTTTAGATGTTTTTCCATCCTTTTTAAACTTTACCTTTCCGCTTAGCTCATAATACTTAGCCCAGAAGAACCGCTTCATTCGAACAGTTACAATAATGTCACCACCTTCATTGTGAATTTGTGCGTGTGGCTGGCTGGAACTAAATACAACGCCACTGTTTTGCACCCTGGCACGGATAGAACCTCGCAACCCTCCACCGCCCCGCACCACCAAAAGACTTCCTTTTCCTTCACGTTTTCGTTGTGGCCATCGCTCAGAGAAGAACGCTTTACGCTCAAAGTTCCGGTCAAACTCATCCAGCAGTTCAACTTTCATGTCAGTGAGAATATTCTTGTGTAATTCGGCAGAGTTCATTTACTTTTTATTTAGTACAATAGCAACATGATTACTTAATCTTTTCAATAATACCCTGGGCATCCTTTATATCTTGTGGGCTACTTTCACGAGACATGTAAGGGTGCTTTTCAGGGAATAGATTTAATGTTTCACCTGGGTTTGTTCGGAACATGGCAGATTTATTTACACCATCTTTGTCCAGATTGGTAGTTGCTGTTATTCCACGATCAATTGATTCTGTTGAATCGGAAAGCGGATACTTATCTTTCATCACCTGGACAACTGTGCAACGGCAGTTCCAACCTAACGGTGGTATGTATTTACTCCAAAACACATCATCGGATGCAAGGGTTGTATTTGCCAATGCAGCGTGATCAGCGCGTACCTTTGAATCTGCCGCTGTTCGGAACTGAAGGTTATAACGGTCTCCATCCTTTTTGAAATCCTGCCACTTGGATGCTGTTTGTGCAGAATGGATAGCAAAATTGTATTCAGCATTCAGGTAATTGACATTGTATGTTTCGTAAATAGACTTTACCTCCAGTTTGAATGTTTCAAAGGGTTTAATTTCACCTTTGTCAGTAAGCAACAAAAGAGATGCCTGCTTTAATTGATGATACCCTTTCATCCCAGAGAAAATAAAGGTGTTTTGTTTCAATGCTGCCAATACCGTTTTTGGAACTTCATATTTCAATGCAGCAGAGGCTATGCCTTTTTCAAGAGCGGCATTTAGTATCCGGTTAATTTCATTGATTAAATCACGCGGCGCCTTTTGTTTTAGCACACTAGGAGTGATGGTACCGTTATCATGAATGAATTTCATGGCACGGTTAAAAATCTCCTGATCGAAAGAAGGTACCCCTTTAGCAAAAAACAGGATATTAGGATTTGCATCCGTTCCATATAATAATTCAACAGCGTTATTTAGCCCTGAATAGTATTCAGGGCTTATTGAAAAAAATTGAGCGGAGTTTTAGGTTTAGGTGTCTTTTTTCCTTTCGCCTCTAACGGATCGGTTTTTTCGGGTTCTACTACTTTTGTCGGTTCTTTAATACCGGTAATCTGAATATTATACTTTTCGGTAAAATAAGCTGGAGCAATGATATAACCATATTTAAGTAACATGTCTTCAATAGCGCGTTGTTCTTCCGGCTTGTAGTCGACGCTTACATCCCAGTCAAACCGATAACCTTTCACTGGAAAACCATGCATCATCATAAATGGCAATAGTTTATTGTTGATCAGGTCACGTATGAAGTCGGCATCCGCTTCTATGACGTTTTTCAAAATTTCTAAATGCACCTCACTCTGAGAGCGGGAACTTCCATTATCAAGCGTCATGGTAGAATTCAACACGCCTTTTGACATTTCAGAATTGGCACGGTCAATCCTTTTGTCATAGACATTGAAGGCATCAC